GGAACCCCCCTGTCTTTCTGAAACCTTCTCTCCCTGAGACAGTCCGAACAGTGCCAGATTCACCATTTAATAAACCTGATACGCTTGATTTCGATGCAAAATGATACGGAAATAAAACAGACCTCACGAGGGGTCGGGCTAATTGGCAGCACTGAGCCTAGAATCCACACGCCCTTACTTAAAGGTAATAGCAAAGCGCAAGAGGTAGCAGACCTAGCTGAGAAAATTAACTTGCCCTTGATCCCCTGGCAACGCTGGCTGCTTGATGACCTTTTAACTATCGACGATACAGGCAATTTTAAAAAGAAGCTGGGTATAGCGTTGATTTCGAGACAGAATGGCAAGACTCACCTAGCACGTATGCTAATCCTGGCGCATCTATTCTTATGGGACACTAAAAACGTTTTGGGTATGTCCTCAAACCGAAATATGGCACTTGATACATTTAGGCAAGTCGCTTATATGATCGAAGACAATCAATTTTTAAAAGATCAAGTAAAGCAGATACGCCTGGCTAATGGTCAAGAATCTATAACATTATTAAACGGCGCTAGGTATGAAATAGCCGCAGCAACGAGAGACGCACCTAGAGGCAAGAGCGCTGGATTTTTATATCTTGATGAAATCCGTGAATGGACAGAGGAAGCCTTTACAGCTGCACTACCAGTAACACGTGCAAGACCTAATGCGATGACCTTTATGACAAGTAACGCAGGCGATGGGTTTAGCACTGTGCTTAATGATTTAAGAGAGCGTGCATTATCGTATCCACCTGACACTTTAGGCTATTACGAATGGTCAGCGCCACAGCACTGCAAAATTCACGATAGAAAAGCCTGGGCTATGGCTAACCCTGCACTTGGTTATTTAATTACAGAAGAAACCTTAGAAGAATCTGTAGCGACCAACACAATAGAAGCTACAAGGACTGAGATGTTGTGCCAATGGATCGACTCTACTGTCAGCCCCTGGGTGTATGGATCAATCGAGCAGTGCAGCGATAGCAGCTTAGAGATACCTGTCGGGCCACAAACGATTATGGCATTTGATATTGCACCGACAAGGCGATCTGGGGCTCTCGTTATGGGTCAGGTCAAAGATGGGAAGATAGCAGTTGGATTAGCACAGCTTTGGCATAGCGATATAGCAATAGATGAGATTAAGATGGCAAGCGACATAAATGAGTGGGCTAGAAAATATCATCCGACCACAATTTGTTATGACAAGTACGCCACGCAAACTATTGCCACTAGATTAGAGCAAAGCGGATGGCGTATGGTCGATGTATCAGGACAAGCGTTCTACCAGGCGTGCTCAGACCTTGCCGATGGCCTGGCTAATAATCGAGTAGTCCATTCTGGACAGACAGAGCTAGTACAGCATTTAAATAACTGTGCCGCTAAGACTAATGATGCTGGCTGGCGCATAATACGTAGAAAATCGGCTGGCGATGTTACAGCTGCTATATCACTGGCTATGGTTGTAAGTCAATTAACTAAGCCACAACAAACCGCACAAATCTTTGTCTAACTTGCACCAATAGTCCGATTTATGGTATAAAGTATACATATGGGTCTATTGTCTGCTTTGGGTATAACCAAAAAAACTGAATCTGTCCAAGCGCAATACGCCCCTGCCGTTATGGGCGATAACAGTCTCCAATTTGGTTACAACACATTTGGATTTGGCCCGATGGATCGCACATTAGCGACACAAGTGCCAGCGGTCAACAGATGCTTAAATTTAATTAAAGGTGTTATTGGATATTTACCTTTAGAGCTGTACAAAAAATCTACAGGTCAAAAATTAGGCAAACCATTATGGTTAGAGCAACCAGATATAAGACAACCAAGATCAGTAACAATTAGTTGGACTGTGGACAGCCTTATAATGTTTGGCCAGGCCTTTTGGCGTTGTACAGAAGTTTATGCAGACGATTTACGCCCTGCTAGATTTGAATGGATCGCTAATAGCCGTGTAGTAGCACAAACAAATCAATTAGGTACAGAAGTTTTATATTACACAGTAGATGGCGCTAAAGTGCCTATGGTTGGTGTTGGATCTTTAGTTACATTTCAAGGATTAACACAAGGCGTATTACAAACAGCAGGCCGCACAATACAAGCAGCTTTAGATTTAGAAAAGGCAAGTGCAGTAGCGGCACAAACACCAATGGCTACAGGATTTATTAAAAACACTGGCGCAGATATGCCAGAGTCACAAGTACAAGCATTACTAGCAGCCTGGAAAACAGCACGTCAAAATAAATCAACAGCATACCTAACTAGCACATTAAGTTATGAAACTGTTGGATATTCACCTAAAGATATGATGTACTCAGAGGCACAGCAATACTTAGCAACGCAAATCGCTAGAGCTATGAACGTGCCAGCGTATTACATATCAGCAGATATGAATAACAGTATGACTTATCAAAACATTATCGATGGCCGCAAAGAATTTGTTGCCTATTCGCTACAACCATACATTTGTGCTATAGAAGATCGCCTATCAATGGATGATATAACCCCACGTGGCCACGTAGTTAAATTTGCATTAGAAGAATCATTCTTACGTGCCGACACAATGAAGCGACTAGAAGCTATAGAGAAAATGTTGTCACTAGGTTTAATAGATGTAGAGCAAGCTAAAGAAATGGAACAAATGACACCTAACGGAAATGAGGACACTGATGTTACTTACGTTCAGTAGCCAGATTGAAAGCGCAGATGGCGAGCGCAGAGTAATTGCAGGCAAGATTGTGCCATTTGAAGTACCTGGCAACACCAGTGCTGGCAAAGTTGTATTTGCTAAAGGATCAATAGAGGTAGGAGATCCAGGCAAGATCAAGATGCTTATGCAACACAGTGCAGAACGCCCAATCGGCAGAATGCAAAAATTTAACGAAGCAGAAGATGGTATTTACGCTAGTTTTAAAATTAGTGCCAGTATGTCTGGCCAAGAAGCACTCATACTTGCAGGAGAGCAATTAATTGACGGCCTGTCTGTAGGTGTGGATGTAATAAAATCATCACAAAAAAAGGATTATATTTATGTAACTAAGGCAACACTCAAAGAAGTTAGCCTAGTTGAATCACCAGCATTTACAGAAGCACAAGTAACTAAAGTTGCCGCTAGCGAAGGCGAAGCGGATGCAACAAATCAACCAACTACGGAAAGTGAGGCTATAGTGGAAAACACCACCGAGCCAACAGCAACACCAGTGGTCGAGACTGCTCCAGTAGAAGCCGCACGCCCTACAATTAGTGCATCCTTCTATACAGAGCCACGCTCACCAATCAGAACACAAGCACATATGCTGGAACACAGCATTAAAGCAAAATTAGGTAACCACGAATCAGCACAGTGGGTAATGAAAGCAGAAGCAGATGTAGCAAAGTATTTAACTGCTGCAGATGACAGTTTCACCACTAACCCAGCATTTAATCCAACACAATTCGTACCTACAGTAGTAGATACTTTAATTGGATCACGCCCAGCTGTAGATGCAATCGGTACACGTGCATTACCAGCAGCAGGTATGACAATCTCAGTACCTAAGATCACTACTTCAGGTACAGTTGCAGAGACTGCAGAAGCAGGCGCACCATCAGAAACAGGTATTGTCTCAAGCTATGTAAATCTCACAGTTAAAAAATACAGTGGCCTTCAACGCTACAGTTTAGAAGTTTTAGAGCGCAGCTCACCAGACTTCTTTGCAGCCATGTTGGAAAATATGACTCGGGCCTACAATAAGGCAACAGATGCAGCAGTAATTGCAGCATTAACAGCAGGTGGCGCACAAGCTAATCCACAAGCTGCAACATCTAACGGCCTTATTGCCTACGTAGCAGAGCAAGCACCAGCTGCATACCTTGCAACAGGTGAGTTAGCAACTGCTTACATCGCTGGCACTGGCCAATGGAATCTGTTAATTGGTGCTAAGGACACAACTGATCGCCCAATTTACACAGCATCACAACCAATGAACGCAGCAGGACAAGCATCACCACGTTCGTTGCGTGGGAACGTAC